TCCGATCTTTCAGAATCTAACGGGTTGATGAAATCTGAAGTTTTAAGTGTGGCTGATATTAATATAGGACAGTCTTCCGTTATATCTTTAGTTCCTGTATCGTCAATATAATAAAATTCTCCTTCTGCTGAAACACCAACTTGAACAGAATTTAAATATATTGGTGTAGCACTAAGAGAAAGAACATCTATTATATCACTGCCGTCATGGTTTTTACAAAATCTCCAAGTAGGATTTAAAAAACTCCATTTATCATCTATTTGATTATATGGAATAGATTTAGAATTGGCAGCATACAACTGTAAATCTAAAGTATCAACTATTTGAGAACATTGCACATGTATTTTGAAAGATTCATCTGTTGCTCTGCCAACTAAATTATATCTGTTAGGAATCCTAGTAAATGCAACATAATCTTTAATATAAGAATTTGCTGTTATTTGAACGGATGTAGTAGAATACTGATTATTAGTATCATATACATTTAAAGAAACTTTATATATTCCCGGATAATTATATTTCTTTCTGATTATCTTTTCATTATATACATGAGTTCCATCTCCCAAATTCCAAACTATTTGGCCGATATTGTCACCACTAGACGAATCAGTAAAAACATAATCAGTTTCGTATATGTTTCCGTTTTGGGTAGAGGCTGTAAAAAGTGCTGTTGCCATAGTTTATATTAATATCCAGAAAAATTCTTTACGTTTTTTACATTATATATACTGATTTTACTCAATAACGTATCTATGTCATGTAAATATGGATATTCAAACGACTTTAAGATAATATTGTTAGCAGTCTGAGTTTTATCGGCCACAGGATAATCTGGATTCCATACAAACAGTGATAAACCCTCGAACAATGTATCGTCATCAACTCTTCCGGTATAAAACGTTTCCAATCCATCAACTTCAAATATTTTTTGGGATAATAACTTAACATCTACGATTTGCCCCAACGATAGATTGGATTTAGAAAAATAATTTTTGAAAACGTTTACCACATCATTTATTATCGATTTATCATCTCTCCTAGAGGTGGTTTTCCTTTTTACGAACAGTTTGGCATTGGATTCATCAGAAACATTAAAATCTTTTCCCACACTATAAACACCCAACGCAATAGCTTTATAAATCGGGTCTATATAAGAAACTTCTGTCGTTAAACATTTCAAATCTTGAACTGTAGTGCTTATAAGTTCCTTTTGAGCAGGTAACAAATATGATAATGTTTTATTATCAGATGTTTTAGGGACTATTATAAAATATACATTATTGAAATTACACGAATCCGCAAATTGTATTTGGTTAAACAACGCTCTTCCATGTAAAGCTGGATCGGTCAGCCCAACATTGTAAAAATATTGCAAATATTCTGTAGTGTAAACCCAATTATTAACCACTTTAACATCTGCTATCAAATTAGAAAAATTAGTTCTAACGAAAGAAGTATAGTCCTCTTCGTTTACTAACCTATACTGACTTCTAAAGGACGAAGGTGCTGATTTTCTTATCTGTTCAGGTGTTTCTTCGGATTGAGTAGGTGTTGATGCCACAATATTCGATATTTTAATTTTAGATATATCATTCCCGTTTAATATATTGAAAAATCTACCTTCTAAAACATCTGCCATTATGTCTGAATAATTGGTTAACCCTGATGGTGCTGAAAGTGCCGTTTTCTTAAATGCGTTTTGTCCTATAACACCAGATTCTCCACTACTCTCCAAGTAATATATGGCTACTTGATCTCCTGCTTGCAATTTTTTTCCGTTAATATCATCACCGAAGGTAATTTCGTATTGTTTATCACTGTTGAGTCTTATTTCATATTTCTCCTCTGAACTATTTTCCAAATATAAACTCACTGTTTTGCTATATTGCTTCCATTTTCCTGTGTTTATTGGTTTAACATAGACATCAATGTTGAAATGATCTATTATCGTGTTAGTGGAAACGTTCAATAACACAAATTCACCATTTTCTCCTGTTGCTGTATATGGATTATACTCCCTATATTTTCCCTGATACATCAATTTTTGAGTATTTACATCATCTAGCACTTCACTAGTAGCCGATAACGATTTAATGAATGTAATTTCTTCGTTGAATGAAAAATCTATGCCATTAACACTGACTGAAGAGTATCTTGGTATAGTGTATATATCTTTGGCTAGAGTATCCACAGTAGCAGAAATAGATAAGGTGGATGTTTGATAACCTAAAGGATTGTAGTCCAATATTTTAACTATCCTGTTGATGTTCTCATATATTTGTGCCTCAGTAAACATAGATTCTGATGCTGTTCTGTTGAGATAATAAATTAAAGTGTTATAAGAATATGCTACTATATCAATAATGGATGCTAAATTACTACCTACGAAATTCTGATCGGTGAATACGTTTTGTTTGTTCAATCTATCCAAAATAAGCTGCCTTAAAGACATTGCATCAAATGCTACATATCCTTCTTTTGGTATATCAAAATTATTGAAATTGTTTGTCGCCATATTAATTGTTATTGTTTGAGTTTTCGTGAACCACTGTGAAAGAATCTGATTTCATATTAAAAATGAAAGGTGTTGTAACGGATTTAAGGTTTAAAACTGGAATATCAATTATAATCTCTATAGTATATTGATTATCATCGGGTTCTGCTATAACATTAACCCTTTTCACCACTACTCTAGTCTCCCATTTCTCTATTCCCTCCAAAATAGTCCTTCCAATCAAAGCAGCCGTTCTTTCCACAATAGGTTGAAATATATATGCCCTCAAATTCAGTCCATATTCTGGAAATAATACTCTTTGCCCCTTACTAGTGGTGAAAAGATTTTGAAGAGAGTTTACAATAGCTGCCAAATCTTCACTTATTTGAATGTCTGCGCCTAAAACAGGGGTTGGGTATACTAAAACATTAGAGTTGTTTATTCTCTTCAGTCCAATATCCAACGTTAAATCTCTGTATATTGAGTCATTTAGAGATTTATCTGCTGCAATTTTTTCCAAACTTTTGATTCTAATAGCCATTTATCACTATTATTTATACTGGAAATGGTTAAATAATAACATAAACTATGGAAACTAAATTTGATACGTTATATGAAAACACTCTTGGAAGATATCAACAAGGTGGTTTTATTGCTGGTGATAGAATAAGATTTAAAAAAGATACATTAAAACACGACTTTTTCAAAGATAAGGGACAAAACTTCGTAGATTTAGTGAAAAGTTGTATGCAGGATGGATTCGATAAAATAATGAGGATAAGCGCATTGAAAAGCATATATCCTACAACAACCCAAAATTATAGAGGGGGAACCGAATCACCAGATAAAATATATGTGGATGTAGTAATCGAAACAAATCCCGGATTATATGTAAGTCCTATGACAGTTCCAATTGAAGTGTTAGATTTACAAGACGATGACGGAGGAAGAGGGCCAGTTCCAGACAGTCTAAAGAGAAAAAGTGAATCCACGATGCCAGAGAAAACCGAGGCCAAAAAAACTTCAGGCGAAGACGATTCCAACATAAACCTAACAACTAAAAACACTGTTATAAAAGGCGGGAAAAAGTGGGACGATAAAAAAGCTGGTGGTGGAAATTCTCCAAAAAAATAAAAAATAAAAATTTGAGAAATGTGAAAAAGGTTGTATAATTATTACAACCAAAGACTGTAAAAAGTCGATGGTTTAAAAATTTTATGACAAAACAAACAACATTCGAAGATGACTTCTCCAAAGAAGTTTGGGAAACAACATATAAAGATCACAATGACAATAATGTAGATGATACATTCAGAAGAGTAGCTAAAGCTGTTGCTTCAGTTGAAAGAAACTCTCAACTTAGGGAAGAATGGGAGGAGAAATTCTATGACATGTTATCAGAATTCAAAATAACCACTGGAGGAAGAATATATTCCAATGCAGGAACAGAATTTACAGGGACTACACTCGCTAATTGCTTCGTTGGAACAAAACCGAAACAAGATCAAGATTCTCTAGATGGGATTTTAGAAGTTCTTAGAGCACAAGCTAAAACATTGAAGAGTGAAGGTGGTTGGGGAATGAATTTTTCTTTTATTCGTCCTCGTGGTGCATTCATACATGGAATTGGAGTAGAAACGCCGGGAGCAGTCAAATACATGGAGTTGTTCGACAAGTCTTCTGATATTATAACTGCTGGTTCAGGATCAAAATCTAAAAACAAGAAAGCTAAAGGGAAAATACGTAAAGGTGCAATGATGGGAGTCCTCTCAGTTTGGCATCCAGATATAGTAGAATTCATTGAAGCCAAATTAACGGACGGAAGATTAACTAAGTTCAACATTTCAGTAAATTGCACTAACGATTTCATGGATAAAGTGATTCAGGCGAAAAAACTGAAGATTGAATCCGAAGAAAATCCAGAGAAAGTTAAAGAGTTTGAAGAGTCTAATATATGGGAATTGATTTTTCCTGAAACCACACACGAAAAATATAAAAAGGAATGGGATGGAAATATTGCAACATGGAAAAATAAGGGATATCCAGTAAACGTATATAGAACTATTGGAGTTTTGGAATTGTGGGATAAAATAATAAAATCTACTTACACCAGAAACGATCCGGGAGTTTTATTCTGTGATATTGGGAACAAAACACATTGTTGGAACTATGGAAAAAATAGCGACATTCAGGCAACGAACCCTTGCGGGGAACAACTTCTTCCTTTTGGAGGAATCTGTAATTTGGCATCTGTGAACTTAACACAATTTATAAACAAAGACAGAACAGATTTCGATCACAAAAAACTTCAAAAGTATCTACCAATATTAACAAGGTTTTCCGATAATGTTAATGATTATAGTAATGCTCCACTTGACGAATATATTGATTCTATGAGGAATAGAAGGCGTATAGGACTAGGAGTTTCTGGTTGGGGTTCTGCATTATATTTACTCAAAACTAGATTCGCAAGTGAAGAAGCAGAAACCATTAAAGCGAGAATGATGAAAACCTTTACACATACTGTAGTAAAATCTTCAATCGAACTAGCAAAAGAAAAAGGAATGTTCAAAGAATGTGATCCTGCTAAACATGCATCGGCAAGTTTTTGGAAACAGATCAATTTACCACAAGATTTAATTGACGATATTGAGAAATATGGCATTAGAAACTCTGCATTATTTTCAATTCAGCCTACTGGAAATACATCAATTTTAGCAAACATAATATCTGGTGGGTTGGAACCACTATTTTTAAGTGAATATATCAGAACCGTAATAGTTCCATCGTGTCCAGAAGACTTTAAAGAATTCGTTCCTAAATATTGGGAAGGAGAGTTTAAGGAGAACGAATATTTCAAACTTCACAAAGAAGGAAACGATGATATATTAAAATATAAACACACTGATGGGATACTATATAAAATAGATAAAAATAGAGGTCTTACTAAAGAAGTTTTATGTGAAGATTATGCGGTCAGACATCTCAAGAAAACAGATGAATGGAATCCTGATGCAGATTGGGCAGTAACCACAATGAGTTTATCAGTGGATGAACATGTAGCGGATATGTCTGGTTGGGGTAAATGGATTGATAGTAGTATGTCAAAAACTGTGAATGTTCCAAACGATTATCCGTTCGACAAATTCGAAAATTTATATCTAGATACATATAAAACAGGATATTTAAAAGGTATTACAACATACAGAGCAGGAACGATGACTAATGTTTTAGCAGCTAAAACGATAGAAAGTTCTGAAACTGGATGCAAAGTGTGTAAGAGAGAAAAAGACCTAATCGGAGATATATATCATACTAATGCCAAAGGTGTATCATATTTTGTAATAGTTGGCTTAGATAAAAAAGGATTGCCTTATGAAATATTTGCAGGTAAAAATGGGTTCTTCCCTAAAAGCATAGAGACAGGAACAATACATAAAGTTAAAAGAGGATTATATCAATTAATAGGAGAGAATGATAATGTTGTCATAGAATCTATAACTGAACATCTAGAAGAAGAGGAAGAGGCATTAACTCGCATGATAAGCATGAGTTTACGTCACGGTGTTGATATAAACTACGTAGTTCACCAATTAGAAAAGGTCAAAGGTGCTTTAAACAGTTTGTCTAAATGTATGTCCAGATGTTTGAAAAAATATATTAAAAACGGGACTGCTGTTTCTGGAGAGGAATGTCCTGCTTGTGGAAAAGAGACATTAATTAGAGCAGAAGGATGTAAAAAATGCATGAACTGTTCTAATAGTATCTGCGGGTAATACAATACGAAACAACAAAAAACCCACAAGTTAATTGTGGGTTTTTTGTTGTTTCAGTCTTTCTTTAAACCTTTAATATTTGTTAATAGTTCTAGGATTCTTATAAGAGCTTGCAGCAGAAGAAGGATGAACAATATACGAAGTGTTATAACCCCACACCCAAACTGCTCCGTTAGAATCTCTAGCTATTACACCCCTAACATCTCCAGCAGAACCGCTTCCATCAGAACCATGACAATAAAAAGCTGCTTCTGTTACATTATTCAATGGAGATTTCTCATATCTACGAAATTGATTAGTATGTTTATAAGAATTTCCATATCGTAACATTGTAATAGGGGAAAAAACGTTAACGCCAGCAAGAAACATATCTCCTGAATTAGATATTAAGCCTATTGCTCCTTGTCCTGTATTATTACATCCGAAAATATCAGATATTAAAGGCATTGATGCTGTTGCAAGAGGTGTTTGTTGATATGTTGTTACCTGAGTTGGTGTTTTTATAGGTGTTGTAGCTACACCATTACCAACTATGCCGTAAGAGTTATATCCCCACGCAAAAACTCTTCCATCATTTTGTAGTGCCGCTACTCCGGTGTTTGATTGCCACCCTGCTGTTACTATTTTTTCAACACCTGATAATGATCCTATTTGTTTGAATAAATATGAATCTGTCACTGTGGTATCAGCTAGTTGTCCTGCTGAGTTGTCGCCAACACCATATAAATATTTTTGAGCACCAACGGTAACGTATCTGGTGTATCCAGCTTGCATTCCAGAATTCATTATTTTCTTAACATTTGTTATGGGAACTCCACCAGTTGATGAACATTGGACAAATGATGTTTTATCCGCCAAAGAATTTATCGCCAATTGCCCGTTATTGTTTTTCCCACATGCGTATAGAAGACCATCGGTTGTTCTAACCATTATATTTCCACCAGAACCAGCATCTCCCCCACCTATAGATATTTGTTCGAATGTTTTGGAACCTATTGTTATTTTTACTGGTGTTGTTTTAGAATATGGTGCTACTGTGGTTGCCGTTGTTCCTACTTGTCCATATCTATTATATCCCCATGCATATGCTTCTCCTGTTCCAGATACTATAACTCCTATAGTAACATATGAGTCGTTTACTTCTGATGCATCAAACGACAGTATTTTTTTGGATGATAGCGATACTATATTTAAAGGTAAGTATATACCCGAATAATTATTGCCCAAAGTTGGGTAAGTATTTTGCCATCTTTCCGCATATCCAATACCCCATAAAGTCCCATCGCTCAATAAGACAAAGGAGTTGTATATACTGGTGTAAAATTGAGTTATAGTAATCGAAGGATTTTCTAACAGATAATTGTTTATAAAACTTTCAGGGGTAGGAGCATTCGAGTCGTAATTGTTATCTGCTGCATTGCTATTGCCCCATGTATATATTTTATTGGTTGTGTAGTATGCTCCATCATAGACTGAATATCCACGTTGGCCTAATCCTATTGCTGGTTCTGAAAGTCCTGTATCCAATGATATACTAAGATTATTAACCACACCACTTAATTGATATAATCTCGAATCTAATAAACTGTCATTGTAATTTATAGTAGACAATGATGTTCCAATACATTCATTTGGGTTGATAGTAATTACGCCGAAGTTGCTCATTTTTTATTATTTATCTAAAATTTCCCCTTCTTCTATGTTTTCCTCTACGTTTTCTTCTAAATTAGATTCTATTTCTACCAATTTAGGAACTATAGGTTCTGGTTCTTCTATCTCCAACATTTTTTTAAGTATTTCTTCTCTGGTAGCAACTAGAACATTCGTATTATTCGTTATATTCATGGCTGGCAGTGACTTAGCAACCTCCTTCTTGTTTGTCCAATCTAGTGCTTTAATCTCTTTTGTCATCTCATGTTTTCTTTTCAAGATGTTAAGTTTATTGAGAGATTCTATAGCTCCAGTAGTTGAAGTTATTAAAGATGCCAATGCAGCTATTTCGTCTGGATTTTGGCCTTGAACAACAGATATCTTCAAATCTTCAACAGAGTCCATACTGAGTTCTATTAATTCACTCGATTTTTTTATTAAATATGCCCCAAGTTCTTCTTCTGTCAATTCTTTTTGTGTTGTTGCAGGTTTATTCTTAGGGATTTTGTTGTATCCATTAGACAAATCCGCTAGGAGGGCATCATCTGGATTATCACCTGTTGTATTCCCATAAGTATCACTAGATAAGTTAGCAATTAAAGTATCTAAATCGTTGATCATAAACATAATTAACGATAAATATATCATTTTACAACTGTTGATGTTAAATATATCAATATTATGGAAACCACGATTCAAACAATTAATGGCACTTATATCGTCCCAAAACAGAAAGAAGCAGAACTTTTACAATGGTTACAAAATAATGCAATTCGCCAAGGACAGCAGAATTTAGGAGAGCTTAAAGGGAATTATAATGGTCAACAATTGATAGGGGAATAATCTGTCGAGTTCTTGCTTTTATCCCGAAATGTGATATAATGGCGGAATGATAAAATCAGACGAATTTAAAAACCTTTGGATAGAAAAGTATAGACCTAAGCACTTTAAAGATTTAATTCTTAGTCCAGATGATAAAAGCTATTTCGAATCTTTAAAAACGAAAGAGGAAATCCCACATTTGTTGTTTACAGGGGCAGCAGGTATTGGAAAGTCTAGCTTGAGCAAGATTATAGTGACAGACATTTTAGATTGTCAATATTTGTATATAAATGCCTCAGATGAAAACGGCATAGACACAATAAGAAACAAAATTAACGGTTTCGCCCAAACTAAATCTTTCGATGGAAAATTAAAGGTTGTTATTTTCGATGAAGCTGACGCACTTTCAAATAATGCCCAAGATGCTTTGAGAAATGTAATGGAAGAATATTCAGCAAACACTAGATTTGTATTCACTTGTAATTATCTACATAAGATATCAAACCCTATTCAATCTAGATGTAAGCCAATAATACATTTAAACCCCCCAATTAAAGAAATTGTATCTAGGATTATTTACATTTTAAAGGAAGAAGGCATAAAAGTCCCTGAAAGTGAAACTGGAAAACTTTTGAAATTGATAAAACAGACAACTCCAGATATAAGAAGTATTATAGGGATGATTCAACAATATTCCCATTCTGGAACATTAAACATAAAAGAGAATAGCGTAAAGGACATAACAGATGAGGTTTGCAAGAAAATAGAATCTAAAACTGATGTTATAACAATCAGACAATATTTGATCGAAAAAGAACAAGATTTCGCATCTAATTACACAAGTATATTGAAGGGGATGTTTGAAAACTATTTTGAAAATCCTTCTATCGATAGCAACATGAAATCTGTAAAATTATTGGAGATATCAGAGGCTATCTACAGAGATTCTATCGTTTCAGATAAAGAAATAAACTGTTTTTCTTGCATTTTAAAACTAAATAAATGTAATGGCTAATTATTTTACAGAAATATCTAAAGAAGATGGTTCATTTGTTGGTATAGTATATGATGAAAACACTACAGAAGAAGTGTTTAGAACCAATAAAAGTGAATCTAAAGAGGCAATAATTTCAGAAGTGAATATCTTCCTGTTACAAAAGTCAGCTAAAAATACATCTCCTAATAAATCTATGAAGAATACTGTCAAGGTTAAGGGAAATGCACAACAAGCGAATCCTCCATCTCACGTTCCTTGTAATACTTGCGGAGGCTAAATTATAAAGAGTTTTTAGATTTTGGTATAGGGAACCAATTATGTATTTTTATTGCTGTAATGTCGTTATAATAAGACGTTCCTTCAAATATATGTTTAACATCTATCACAAAATACTGTCCCAATAATTTCTCGTCGTATAATGAATTGGAATCCGCTCCTAAAAATTTATCTATTCCTATAAATCTTCCACTTGTTCTAAGTGTCAATCCCGGAACCCTAAAATTTATACCTTGATTTAAAAATATACCCATTTTTAGGAGATTTTGTATTCCATAAGATTGACGAATAGGGTTATCTTCAATACCTCCATATAAAGAATATACAGGATTAATGTTATATAAATCCTTTGTCTTGTCTAACGAAACTAAAAAATAATCATCGTTTTGACTAGACTCGTTTCCATATGCCCTATAAAGATTTTCTATGTAATTATCCGCTATAAATCTTTTAACGGTTTCTATCCTGTTCTCCATTAACTCCATTTTAAATTCTCCCGTTCGCATGTTATTGCTTATTACTGGAGTGGATTTAAACAATTGAACGTTTGTCAATGCAGACATGTCCATTAACGTATATTTCACGATTTCCGAATACCCCTTTTTTTTAAAATCTTGGGGGATTTTATTTTCAATGTCTACTGGCGATCTGAGAGGTTCATACTCTCTGGTGGTTTTTGAATCCGATAACAAATTATCAGGGACGAAAAAATGTTCAACTTGAAATTTTCCCGGAGAATTATATTCGTTACCAGCATTTTCAAAATATTTAATCATTGGGGTTAGTGATACTGCTCCCACATACATATCTTGAATTCCGTAGTGTGTTTTTATGTTATCAGAATTTTCTGTTCTTTCATCCGTCAATACACAAAAATCGAAAACTTCTGCTTTTCCACCAGATGAACCGTTCAAACTGCTTTTCAACTCATCTTTTTTAAAAACAACAGTTTTAGAAGTTTCGCTAGTATGATGACCATAAATATACTCTAAAATATCAGATGCTTTAGAGTCGGATGGTGCAGTGTAAAACATTTTACTTGATCCTATATCCCATGAATTTTTCGAATCCAATGGCGGCAAGGATTTACTAAAACCGCACAATCTGAATATATCTCTTATTATCAAACCAGTTTCTTTAACTCCTTCTGGTCTTTGGTTAGCTGTTTCGTTTTCGGATGGGAAATAAGAAGAATATAACAATTTCTTACTTGTCATTAAATGATATTTATAATCCACCAAAGTCAATTTTTTACATTTAATTAAAGGTATTGTTGGTGTCCCTTCTAATCCTACAGGATTATCTATATCAACAATATCAATAATGGCGAAAGTATGTTCTATTTTCCAATCGCTTTTTGTAGAACGTTGTCCAACAAAACTTATGTCGGAAGGTATTATCTTAACATATAACAAATCATTTCCGTCATTGTTAAACAGTTTCTCGAATGACACATTCAAATCTTTGAGAATATTGTCACTCGGACTTTGAATAGTTAATTCCGCTGTTTTTATCCAATTAGCGAAAGAATCTTTTATCGTAAAATTTATTATGCTGGTAGGACTCAAGCCTATTTTATATCTAACTTTCGGCGTAGAACTAGTGATAGGAAGAGGATTATTATTTTGGTGGTATGTATCTAACGCTAACTCCATTATGTATAATTGCACATCATAATAATTACTCGAATAATTATGTTGTATCTTTTCCTCGAACCTTAAATCGGTTTCGTTTCCAGTTTTTTTAATATTATCAGACATTATTTTATTATTTGATTTAATACCTCTCTGACTATATTATTTTTAGGTATTTTTAAAATATCTCCAGATTGCAATTCCGATAACGGGTTTATAATATTATTAGCCAATGTTATAATCCACCAAAGATTTATAGTCCCATAATTATTATATGAAATTAAAGACCATGCATCATTTGGTTTAATGACATAAGAATCGAAAAAAGAATCTAGTAGATTATCAGGAAATGCAATAGATTGAAGAATATTATAAAAATATCTCTGTTCATCGTCTGTATAAACATTGAAAATATTTTCATATCTAGATGTTTCTAATTTGGGTAAATCGTATGTTAAATTCTGTTTCATGTTATTAACCTGTTTTCACGGATGTTGATATCTTAGGATATTCTGACGATACTCTATTTAAAAGATTTCTGCTAGGCATGACCATATCTTCTAACGTCATCGTGATTAAATATGCATCCGGAACATTTACTTCTGGCATATCATCAAATTTCATTCTTCTTATATTTCCAACATTAGATATTTTCAAATTAGATACAAAAGAACCTATTGAAGAATATTGTCCGGGTATATCTACCCTATAAAAAACTGGTGGATATGCTGTTATGAAAGTTATTTTAGAATATAAATTTTGATGGCATATGTGGTTGCAAAATCTCCAATTTTCTAATATATCTTTACTGTCATAAGTATTGAAAAGATAAAAAGATATAGTCACCGATTGAGGTGTAGTTTCCCCCCAAATTTTAGTTTTATCTAAGAATCCAGTTTTAGGATATGCTAATCCTGCTAATCCTTGTGCAGCACCAGCGGCACCTTGCATGATATCTGTTATACTTTGCACAGCATCTTTCGCCCCGTTACCAAAGATTCCTGCTACGTTTGCTGCGGCTGTTACTGTTTTTTCTATGGCATCCAAAGATGTCCAAGTTGATGCAATGTTGAAATTTTCTTCGTTGTAATATGGAAAAACATATTGATAATTGGTAGGACTGTTATAATCGAATAGTCCTTCATACGCAACATCTTTGTTATTATTATTCGAATAATGTTCTATGTCGCCACCAATTGACCCGATTGCGCCTATAATGTTGCTGGCATAATAATTTAAACCATTCACTAGCATATTTTGCGTCATTTGATATTCTCTCAGGAATATTCGAGGTATTTTATCTTTCAACAAAGAATTTTTTATTGGTGATATAGTCCAGCGATAATCTTCTATTATATTAACATCTTCCAATGCACCACTAGCTGTAGTCCTAACCATAGACTCTCCCATAGCCGAGCTTCTAGGAGTGTAATATGCTTGTTTTACTTTATTAGCAACGTTCAGTGCAAAATCTTCTAACATAATTATGATTGATATATTGATGACAGGAATTCGTTTCTTATTCCCTGTATAGCATTACTTATTGATTGTAATGCCTGTGCATCATTTTTTTGTTGTGGTTGTTGAGTCATAGTAGGATATACATTCACTCCTTGTTTGGAAGAATTTTCCCCTATTATACCCATTATCTTAAACATTGCTTCCGCTAGTTTAACTATTGATTTGTTTGTATCTCCTGTATTGCTTTCTATGTCCCCCAATAGTTTAGAACCATCTAAATTCAAGGATGGTTTAGACTCTTGTGTAAATGGTGCTGCAACAACTCCATCAGTTTTATTAAGTTTGTATATTTTCCCACTGGTTTGTGAAGATACTATTAATCCACCTTTAGGATCAATCATTGCATCACCAACTGGAGTAGCTTCAGGTGATTGAATACCTGATTTCACTCTTTCCGCTATTGCCTTTTCTCGTTTAGCTGCTTTATTTTTAGCATATTCACTTGCAAGTGCTTTTTTCTCTTCGTCGGATTGTTCTGGTGGTGGTTGATTATTGTCTAATGCAGATATTATAGAATCTGGTAATATCCTTCTAGCAAGCCATTGAAGATTGGTGTCTTTCCACCAAGCTCTAGCCTTTTCCAGTATCATGTCTTTCAATTTAGAGAAAATTCCTTTTGGTTTTGGTGGAGGTGCTTGTTCACTCTCTTGTTCATTGTCGTCTGAAAAGAACGATATGATATTTCCAAGTATAGGAACAGACATACCCATAGTTTTCAAACCTTTCAATACATCACCATCATATATTTGACCTATTCCTTTTAGTAGTCCACCCAAAATAGGAACTTTCATAATTTTTTCCTTCATCCATTTCCCCATCGATTCAAACATTCCACTTATACTTGTTATTACTCCTGCCCCTGCTTTAGCAACAGCACCAACTTCTTCATCCCCTAATAAAGCACCTAGAAGCTCAAAAGGTGGGAATATATAAGCCATCTGCTTCAAACCCTTTAAAAAGTTTCCTTGTGAGAATTCTCCAACTGCTTTCAATGCTGGCCCTATTATAGGAAGCTCTAAAACTAATTTCCCAATCTTTTCAGAGGCCCACGCACCTAGAGATTTAATCATGCCCCAAACGCTTCCAAGAGCACCTTGAACACCTTTAGTAGCAGGAACGTCTTCATCCCCTAATAAAGCACCTACAAGCTCAAAAATTGGGACTATATAAGCCATCTGCTTCAAACCCTTTAAAAAGTTTCCTTGTGAGAACTCTCCAATCGATCTAATTAATGGCCCAATAACTGGCAATGCGACTATCACATCACCGAACTTTTCACCCATCCATTTAGTAGCATCTTTAATCCATCCCCAAATCATTCCTCCTTTGCCTTTCCCTCCTGCATCTGGTGTTCCTCCAGCTTTATAATCCAAAAATGCGTTTAATGCGTCTAACCCCAAGCTTATAGCAAATCCTAATCCGGGAGCAACAAAGTTAACACACGATGCTACGCCTGATAACAAATCTATTATCCCGCCAACAACATCTCCTTTCATGAATCTGCTTACTGCAAATCCAATGCCTATAATAGCTCCAAGTCCGGGAATTTTTAGTCCTATTTTAGCAAACATTTTACCCAACCATGTTTTCACACCAGAAAACATTTTTAATATTCCTCCACCTCCTGCCTTGCCTAATACTTCTACGCCCTCCTTCGCAGAAAAACCAAAAAAGCTCTTGATTCCTGAAACTATGCCATCAGAAAACAACTTCAACCCTTTTGTTACAACTTTACCAATACTATTAAACAACATTAATGCACCCCTAACTCCAACTCTCCCAACAAGTTTCAATAATCCCTTAAACGGGCCATCATCCTTCAGACCCTCATATAATGCAAATAAACCTCCTGCCAATAAAGCCAATCCTCCGAACATCTTACCGAAAATCGAAGACCCCTTTTTAGGTTCTTCTTCCTTTTTCTTATCATCCTTTCTTTTTATTGCACTTTCTCCTATTATTTTATGCAACACCTTTTGAGCATTTGGAGATAACCCATCAATTATAGTCAATGCTGGTTTTTTATCTTCTTCTAAAGTTTTATTCTCGCCATCTTTATTTTTATTAGACGCAAAAAATTGTCCGACATATGACAATAACCCCTTGTTATCTGATTCTTTCTTATCTACAACTTTTTCTTTTTTGTCGTCTTTCTTATCTTCTTTTTTGCCTTTATCTTTAGATGTTAAACCTATATCCTCTAAAAGAGTTTTTAACACTCCTTTCGCAGTCGAATCTTTAGAAAGGTTTTTGATCCCATCTGACAATGTTTCATTTTTATCATTAGAACCAGTAGATGCTTTTATAGCTAATATCTTCTTCCCTATGGAATTAGACAAATTTTGCATGAAACTGTCAGCCAACCCTTCAAAAAATGAAGGAGGTAGATATTTTGACACATCAAGTGGAACAGAATCAGCCATATTATATATTATTTATGGCAGAAACCTAGTTTAACAGCTATTCGTTAAAGAATGTCGTATCGAATGGTATCTTTTCTTCTAGTTTAACATCCTTACCTTCTGAATCATAACACGTAAAATTGCAAGTTGTTATCTTTTCTGATATTGTCTTATATGCTTCCATATACTTCAAGATTTTGTTTATTATAGTAGATGGAAGTTTAGATACTATTGTAATTCTAGATTTAAAATCTAAAGCGTTAAAGTCTATGTTTTCAGCACTTAATGATATACTCTTAACATATTTAGTAATCTCATTTATGAAAGTATCACCTACAAGCTGTCTAAGTTCTTCTGGTGTTTTAATCTCCACATCTAAGTTTTTATGAAGTTCATTCTCTAAAGTGTTCTCCACTTTTATATTAGGCAAACAACAAATCACTTTATACGGAGATATTTCAGATATTTCCAGTTCTTGGGGAGATTCCACCTTGTTCACAACATTTTCTACGTGATAATTCAAATCATAACCATAAGAATCATCAACCACCTTGGAATTTTCCGATAGATCAATGGTATAAATATCCGATATACTGTTAATTCTCAATTTTATAAAATATACCAATTTGTCTAAGATTGTGAAGTTGCTAACATCCTCATTCAAAATGTTTTCCTCCATTATAGAGTTAAATGTTTGAGTAAAAAGAGAGGTTTGTGATGGAGATTCTATAATGCTCTTGAAAAGTCTCTTCAATTGATCAGTATTTAAAATTTTAGATGAATATTCTTTTTCAGAAGATGGGACTGAAAAGGAGAATGTAATATCTTTGTTGATATCATCCAGTGTTTTTAATACTGTATTAAGATATGTAGGGTTTTTCTGTGTCATGCTATTAATTAAGGTGTGAATTCACTATTTTCAACTGTTTGTTCAAAATTATCCATAGGGGAAGGTTCTATATTATTAACATTTTGTGGATTACTATTCTGCTGTTTAAGCTTGGATTCGTATATTTTTATAAACAGTCCAAATTCGCCGGGAGTGCAATTATCTAAATATTCAGGAGACATTTTTTCAGACATTGTGTAAAAACTCTCATACATAGACATCAAATCATCAGAAAACAACATTTTAATTAAAAATGTAATGTTACGTATATTAAAGTCGAATGGAAGATTACATTTTTCTCCTATATCAGGATGATTTAAAAGGTTTATCAGGTTTATTTTCTTCAATTTGTCATCCAATGCTTTTATATCCTTTACAACCTTTAAGGAATATTTCGCTGGCAATCGGTTAAACAATTCATTTCTATCATTGATTGGAAGATTCTTTTGTATTACACAAATATTTTCAGAATTGTGATATATTTTGTCTATGAATATTGTAGCATCTAACTCGAAACGATCATCATATTGACATGACTCCAACTCTGATAATGTAGGCAATCTGTATACTATTTCATATTTCCCGAAATTGTTTTTTTCACTTTTCAGAAAATTGTTTTTTATGTCATAGAACGTTTGTATCACATCGGATAATGATAAATTTAACGTTACTGTTTTTCCCCCATCGTCCATTCGCAATTTCAAAACCCCACTTAAACTCATGTTTCTAATTTTGGCTAATATGATCAAATAATCTATGAAATCTAATTCTTCTATCTCATATAAATTCAAACTGCTATATTTCTCCATTATTATATCAATATTCTCAAATAGGTTTTTCACGTTTGGTGTATCACCCAACAAACACTTTAAGATGGTTCTATAATCTTTTAATAGAAGTTCTTTTATCCGAACTTCCTTTCCAAATACATCTAAAACATTAAAAAAACTATTCATTTTTATTGTCTAGGTTTTTTTTTGCCAAATAAGCCATTTAACAGTTTACCAGCAGCATTTCCTACTTCATTAGCAATAGTTCCCACTTTTGTTACTAAATTCTTACCCGCTTCAATTACGTTAATTGTATTTCCTCGGTTAGAATCTATAGTATAATAATTATACGCAAACTCGACTTGTCTTATTTGTGGGGCTGTAGTAGCACCATAGTTGTATTCTTCGCTTCCAACATTTATTGGACAAACGCCATAGTATGTAATTTTATGTCTTACGTATGGAGGTTCGTAGGGATCGGTGACACCAATTTGGTAAAATGTTACATTAGTTCTATATTGATTTTCAGAATCTTCAGGATAAGCTATCATTCCCAAATGTGCAGTGACGATAACCCACGGTCTTATAACGTTTTCCACGAAACTAACATTAGTGTCGATAAAACTAATTCTCAGATTCTCCGAATTTCTTCCTCCGCTGTTAATTGTGGGTCTTAACAATCCTCCATATTGTGTTCCTTCATTAGTAGTTGCAAAAGAATCTCCCGGAACTGATACTGCGTGTGCTAACAAACATCCTTTTGTTTTTTGTATGGGGGCTGTTGTTATAGCGTCAAATGCAGCAGTATTATTCCATCTTGCGTTTTCAAATTCCGCTATCTTTTTTATAACAGCAGGAAATTTTTCAAATTCAACAACCCATTGAGCACCTTTAGGTAATGAACTTGCTGGTTTTCCTAAAATTTCAGACAGGAAAAACGGTATTTGCCCCGTAAATGTATTATCAGTTGTGTTTGCTGCCATATTATTATTTATAGCATCAATTCAATGTTAATTAATTTATTGCTGCGGTTTTTCCAATTCAGGACATCTCCAGAATTGATATGCTATTGTAGCAGGAATAGTAACAATGGAACCACCGTCTTTAATATCGTAAGCAGCATCTCCAAGAGATTGTAGATATGCACCATGTAGCTTATAGTGTCTGATATGTTTCAATTTAGAGTCAATCAACGCTAATTCTATTAGATTGTCTCCATTATCTGCAATGTTGCTTGTATCTGGCCCATATCCAATAGAATAAGTTCCTTTACTTGTTTGATCGTCGAATGTGTTGAACATCTTTCTTTCCAATAAATCCCTCAAATTATAAGAGGCATCACATCTAAAAGTAACCGAATATGCAGCAGAACCGGGATAATTCGCAGTTCCGGGAACGTTGAATTGTAATCCCATAAAAGGAACTTGAACGTTATTTATAGCACGGCCGGGAACTGATGCTGTTTCAACATATATCAACTGGTCATCGAAATTAGCATCGAAAAATTGAACTAATCTGAATTGAAACAGTCTTGCGAAGTCTGTTTGTTGAACTTTTGTATAAAAATCTGAAATATCTTGATCTGGCATATTATTATTTATTGTTAATTTTTAAATTATCCTATTAATTCTGCAAAATTAGCTGATGTTCTTGTTGCTATGAAGTTCACCAATATGAATTCTGCTGAACGAACTGCTTTAATGTAAATATCTACGTTCAATTCGTTGGCATCAATAGTGTCAGGTGTATTGTTTCTTTCATCACACACGATCAAGTAGTCATAAACACCTTCAGTGTTTTTAGCTCTCTCGAAAATAGGTGTTAATGAATTCACCAACCTAGCTCTGGTAAACACTGTATTAGGTTCGAACACAAAATATTTCAAATTCTGCATCGTAGCTTTTTCCAATGTTAAGAACAGTCTTCTAACGTTCACTCTGTCGAAAGCAGATGGTTTCTTTTGTAGTGTTTTCTGACCATAAACCACATATCCATCACTTGGGAAGAACACCACTGGATTTACAGATATTGTATATAAGAAATCTCTCTGTTTCTGAGTAGGATTAAATGCCAAGTCGGTAATTCCAGATACTACACCTCTAGTAAGTCCAGCAGGAGCAAACCAAGGATATGTAGCACGGTCACTATTTGCGTATATAGCAGCGGCAAATCCAGAGAATGGCAACCATACTTGTGTATCACTGGTTTTATCATATGCTTTCACCCAATTTGCGTAAGTTGCGACATAATTGCTGTTCGCATTACCAAATGTATTTTTTATTGGTGTATATATGTATTGAGAGAAGTTGTAAGCATTAACAGATGTTACTTTTGTGCTTTTTCCGTTGATGAAATTCTGTCTCAAAGGATCAACAATAGCTATACAGTCTTTTCTCTGAACTCCTGCAAAGTTTTCGAACAAGTTATAGATAGAACTCCATCTATTGTAATATACTGAATAGTCTCCTTCAGGGTTTTGAAGCGTTGAAAGATTGTAATATGTTGTATCATCGTATGATCCTGCTGAACAGTTAGCATAAACTGTTGTAAGACCAGCATCAGCTATAATATCCAAAGAATAAATTTCAGGATTTTCAACTAATGACAATGCTCTTTCAAGTTTGGATGGAACAGACCCTATAACTTTAGATGTCTGTTCGCTGATGTTGCTATTGAAAACACCATCACCGAATAATCCTTGTGTTTCCGAATTAACTGTAACAGAATGTAAAGGATTTACAGAACTTGCAGTCACCCAAGATGTTTTCTTAGAAATATTTGGATTTACCAATATTTTAACATTTGGTGATTTGCCATTTACGATATCTTCAATGAAGAACGAAGTCTGAACACCACCACTATTAGATGCAGTCTTTTTAGAAGCATCTAAAGACCCTATATATGATTCAGCAAGACCTACAGATAGCAATTCTGGTTGATATATAGATGCACGGATTTTGAATAAAGTGAATACTAAACTATCAGAATAATAAACATCACTGAAATCGAATTGTGGTATTTTCTCAATATTTTCTGAAATACTATTATTGTTTTGATCCGCAGTTCCAGAGAGACTTACTGTTAATTTAGTAGTAGGTAAATTATACCAATTCACGCCATTCGAGTTTGCTGTTATGGTATTAACAGTTACAATAGAATTAAAATCTGAATTTGCCCCGAATTGTGAATTATCTACTAATCCGACATAGTATCCTTCAAATCTTTCATTTATGATGGTCTGACTTTCGTTTATTACAACAATACCTGCATTTATTACACTGCCATCCCAAGCTGCTGTAGGTGCAGTTGCAGAAATTGCACTCCAACTGAAATCATTCTGCTCTATTTGTGAAAATTCACTCTCGTTTAGTGAATAATGAGAAGGTTTTTCAATAGTGAAACCGCTTGCAGATGAAGCTACAGGGTAAAATAGTGCGCTATATTTGTCAGAGAAATCTGCACCAGCGGCAGAACCATATGGCATTCTAGTAAC